AACATAGTATCTCTCAATTGAAAAAGATATAGTTACTAGAATAAAAAATATATATAATTTTTTGGTTAGTATTTCTCTCATTTAAATAAATGAGAGAAGTAAATAATTATTTTGATAATAAACTCAATATTTTATCTTGAGTTTTTAATGTTAACTGTTGATTAATTGAAATAGTTTTAAGAATATTTAAGATTTCGTTAATAGTATTATTATTAGTATCACTATTACTATCACTATCACTATTACTATTACTATTTACATGAATAGTTTTTAATTTACTAATAATATTTTCAGTAGATGGAATAAAAGAGACTTTTTTAGACACAGTATCAGTTTTAATTGTAGTATCATTATTAATATCGTCTTTTTCAAGTTGTTTAGGTAATGGTGGTAAAGTATCATAAGATCTATCACTAATTAATTCATTTAATTTAGAATTTAACTCTAGACTATCAAATGGTTTAACAATATTATCACTAAATGATATATCAGTTGGTTTATTATGATTGACTAATTGTATAAATTCTTGTTTTTTATTTTCAAATTCTTCATTAACTCTAATTTTAACCTCTTGTAAAGGTTTCTGAATATGTTGATTAGTAAAATATTTAATTTTTTTTAGCATATTACTCATTAACATTTTATTACGATCAGTGAGAGAAATATCAGATAAATTAGCAATTTCTACAATAATCTTTTCATATACCGATTTGATTTTTTCAAAATACTTATCGGGTATATTGATAAATGCATTAGCCTCCATTAGTAGTTGCCATATCATTTCTTTATTCTTAATAGATATAAATTCTGTTTCGGCCATATATAAAAATAGATAACTTTATTTTTATATATTAATTAAAAAATATTTTTCTTAGTCGTTCTACTTCTTTATCTGGAATTCTTTTATTAAAATAAGGTTTTTTATTTGTAGTTAGTAATATAATTATAATATATAGTACATACATCCCACATTCTGTGTCACCTTTTTGATGTTCAGTAGTATTAATATATTTTTTAATATTTATATTTAATAGTTTAGCTTGATTAGATACTTTATCTAAAAACTTTCTAACTTGTGGAGGAGTTATATCAGCATTACTATCAAAATAATAAATATATTCTTTATCCATATTAATAAAGATACAAATCCAATGGGATCCACTAAGATAATGAGGATCAGTATTTAATATAATACCAATTTTAGTAATACCTTTATATAAAAGATTTTTAAGATTAAAATTGCATAAATCATTCCATACACACTGTCCAAACATTTTTTTTTTGTCAAAATCAATAGGTGATGGTCCAATAAATTTAAAATTAGTATATTTTTTTTCATATTGTTTCATTACATTAATTAAATCATTACTATTTAACCACTCATTAGGATTTTTTTTCCATATAGGAGGGGCATTAGGCGCAAAAGTATATTTAGTAAGAGAATTATCTAAATTATCTGATATAAAATCTTGTTTTAACCAACATTTTTCATTATTACAAGTGTTGCTCATATAATATTTAAGACCTTGCCATATTTCATATGTGTTATTAGTATTAATTTTTTTATCAGGATTATCTTTATTCCATTCGTGTTTTAATTTTAATAGACTAGAAGGAGAAAAACATGTATAAGATAATTTTTTAGTTGGACTACAATTTAAATTTTTAAATTGTTTCTGGCTTTTTTTTTTAGTTAGTTTACTTTTTTTTTGTTTATATTTTTTTGTTCTACCAACCATATTATAATTATATGAGATTATTCTTTATTAGTTGTTGTTTTAACGCCCTTAATTCTAAGTTTTGGATCTCTTATATTAATATTTTTTTTTTTTGGTATAATATGATTATCTGGTACAATATTAATTCTTTTAACAAATTTTTCTAAACTAGGAACTTGTTCGCTTTTATTAGCAATTAATATATTGTCAATAGATTCGATTTCAATATCACTAGCTATATTATTGTCGTTTGTTTTATTTAAAGTTAGATCTAAATATTCTTCTTGATAAATATCTTTGGTATCTTGTTGTTTAAAATAGTAAATTAATTCCGATGTATAATTTTCAAATATCATTTTTAAATCACTATTAGGAAAATTTTTTTTAATCATATCTTTTGTTAATTGGTTTATTCTTTTTCTATAAAATCTAATATCTTTGTCTAAATTATAATTTAGTGTAGTTTTATTATTTTTAGCTAACATATTAGGGTTTAAAAGATATTTTAAAGTAATTTTATTTATATATTCTTCATCCATAATATATAAATAATATATAAATATTATATATCTTTTATTTCTTGCCGTGTATCATTATTAAATAGTTTATTTCCTAAATTTACTGGAGGTGATAAAAACTGGTATTCAGCATTTCTATTTAATGTTGGTTGTAATCCCCAAATATTATATTCAGTATTTGATGTAGGTAAATTAGGATATAATCCTTGTGCAGTACTTGTTTCTGATTTTGGAACACTTGAATTATATAAATCACTAGTACTATTAGGAACATATGTAGCTTGTGGTGCATTTTGTAATGCATAGATTTGATTTCTTAAAATAGATTCGTTATCTATATTTTGATTATATCGACTCCATGTTCCTCGTTTTGTGCAAGGTAAAAAATATTTTTTTTGATCAGAATTATATTTAAGAATTCTAGGTTTACAAGCAGGTGCGGGAGGAATGCTATTATGGAGAGGACGAGTATATAGTGTAGATTGTGGACGAGGTGATAGTAATACTTCTATATTACCAGTTGCCATAATTCTTGCTAAAATTCGTTCATTAATTTCATTAACTAATTGACCCGTACATAAATTACAATTTATTGTCGAATTACTCATATATTTATAGTGTTATTATAAAATAAATCTAAAGATTTAATTCATAATATTATTATATGTGTGGAATTTTTGGATTACTAAATTATAATGATACCAAAATATCTAGTAATTTTATAGGTGAACAGGCTCAAAAAGGTCAACATAGAGGACCTGATTCATATAAGATTGATATAAATAATGATATTTTTTTAGCTTTTTATAGATTAGCGATTAATGGACTAGATAAAAAGTCTGAACAACCTATAAAAATTAATAATAAAGTATTAATATGTAATGGAGAAATATATAACTATAAACGTTTGTATGAAATTATGGATGTTAAACCAGTAACAAATTCAGATTGTGAATGTATTATCTATATGTATGAAAAATATGGTATTGACTATACAGTAAATGCATTAGATGGTGTATTTGCATTTATTTTAATTGATTATGATATTAACAAAATTTATATTTCTAGAGATCAATTTGGTGTAAGACCGTTATTTTATCTTTCAGGAAATAATCCAGAAGAAAATAAAATGTTAGGATTTTCTTCAGAAATGAAACAATTACATATTTTTAGTAGAGATATTGATGATTTTGGCTATAAGGGTAAAGATAATTATAAAATTAATCTATTTGACCCAGGTAGTTATATGATTTTAGAATTTGTTAATGATAAATGGTGTATTAATAAAACTGTTAAATTTGCTAATTTTCATTTATCTAGAATTAATCCGCCGAATGAAGATATTGAAGAAAGCACAATTTTACAAAATATTCATGATATATTTTGCGAGGCAGTATACAAACGAGTTACAACTACAGATAGACCTATTACTTGTTTATTATCTGGTGGGTTAGATAGTAGTATTGTAGCTGCTATAGTCAGTAAAATTTATAATAAACCATTATCAACATATAGCATTGGACTAGAAGGTTCAGAAGATTTAAAATATGCTAGATTAGTAGCCAAACATATAGGATCAAATCATACAGAAGTAGTAGTATCAGAAGAAGATTTTTTTGCATTTATTCCTTCTGTAATCGAAAATATCGAAAGTTATGATACAACAACGGTCAGAGCTAGTGTTGGTAACTTATTAGTTTCACAATATATTTCTGAATCATCCAATGCAAAGGTTATATTTAATGGTGATGGTAGCGATGAATTAATGGGTGGGTATCTTTATATGAATTATGCACCAGATGCACTAGAGTTTGATTGTGAATGTAAACGATTACTTAAAAATATTCAATATTTTGATGTTTTAAGATCTGATAGATCTATTTCAACACGAGGATTAGAACCGCGAACACCTTTTTTAGATAGAGATTTTGTAACATTTTATCTTTCTATTCCTGTTGAATATCGGTTTAATACAAATAAAAAACAAGAAAAGTATCTTTTTAGAAAAGCATTTGATAAAGATTATTTACCAAAAGAAGTATTGTGGAGAAAAAAAGAGGCATTTAGTGATGGGATAAGTAGTAAAGATAGATCTTGGTATCAAATTATAGATGAACTAGTATCAAAACAAAATAAAGTAAAATATGATTTAGATAAAGTATATACATATAATTCACCAGAAACAATGGAACAGTTATATTATAGAACAATATTTGATAACTTATATCCAGACCAAGAACATTTAATACCATACTTTTGGATGCCTAAATATGTAGATGCAACTGATAGTAGTGCACGATCATTAGATATATATAATAATTCTTCACTAGATACAATTAACGAAGGTAGTGATGAAAATATTAGTGATGATAGTGTATTATTA